ACACAAACTACTGTGTCGGAAGGGCATCAGATCAGTCAGATTTCTAAGTCTGGTCTGAACGACATCGGTGGACCATTCGAGACAACTCGCTCTTACGTCCGCTCACCTGAGGGTGCGCGGGTTAACGTAAAAGACGAGTGGAGTCAAACATTTGGTTCGTTGAAGCAATACCTCCGTTACAACGGGGTAATGATTCCTCGAATGCAAATGCAGCCTCCAAAATCGGATGGTCGAGTATGGCCGTATTTCCCGCCCTCTGCGAGGTCATCTAACGATGATCTCGATGAGTACGGGGCTACCGCCATCGCCCGATGTAAGCCCACTAATCCACCCGTGGACGCCGCTCAAGCTCTTGGTGAACTATATCGTGAGGGTCTCCCTCACCTTATAGGTAGCCAGAGCTGGAAGGCCAGAAATGGAATTGCAAGAGACGCATCAAGCGACTACTTGAATGTCCAATTTGGCTGGCGACCCCTCATTAACGAAATCACTGATTTCGCTAATGTCGTTACCAAATTCGATACTGTGCTTGCACAGTACGAACGTGATAGCGGTAAGGTCGTTAGACGGCGCTACGAGTTCCCAATCGAAACATCTTCCAGTAATTGGATTGAGAATGATAACCCGATCCTTGCCGCTTTGGCATGGCCGGGAAATCTTTTTCAACCCTCTACTGGGGGCGCGAGTTCAGTTTCGGTGGTGGAGGAAACCTCCATCCGTAGATGGTTTTCGGGAGCGTTTACTTACTACCTGCCCTCCGAGTACGATAGTCGGAGTAAGATAGGTCGTATTGCGCTCCTGGCCGATAGACTCGGCCTAACCCCTACGCCAGACACTGTCTGGGAACTGACCCCGTGGAGCTGGGCAGTCGACTGGTTTTCGAATACCGGAGACGTGATTTCTAACGTCTCTGATTTCGGAACCGGCGGCCTGGTTATGCATTATGGGTACCTGATGGAACATTCCATCAGAGCACGTACCTATTATCAGGAACGATCGGGCTACCGTATTAATGGTAAGCCAGTTCCTGCTGGCCCTCTCACTCTCGTCACTGAGACGAAGGTGAGACGTCAGGCTAACCCCTTTGGTTTCGGGGTAACCTGGGAGGGTCTATCGACCTTCCAGGCCTCGATCCTAGCTGCGCTTGGAATTTCCCGGCGCAGATAGTGTAGGTCTACTGCACAACCACCAAAGTGTGTTATTATAGCACACACAAAGGAGCATGCCTATGGCATTTGCTGACCCCCAGTCCATCACGATTTCGGGTACCCCGGTCTCGTTGCCTCGGACTAACGTCCAGAACAACAAGAGCGAGTACACGTCATCGGACGGTCTGGTTCGCCTGACTGCGTCCCACGCCTACGGGCGTCGGACACGTCGGGTGCTCCGGGTCGACCACTCCAAGATCGCCGCGGACTTGTTTATCCCGGCCCAGAACGCCAAACTGTCGATGAGTAACTACATCGTGTTTGACGTCCCTGTGCTGGGCTACACGCCCACGGAGGCAAAGGCGGTTTACGATGGCTTCAAGGCCACGTTCACTGCCTCGACGGATGCCCTGATCACCAAGCTGCTTGCCGGCGAGTCCTAGGACTCACCAGCAATTGGCAAGGGGAAAAGGGAACCAACGAGAC